TGGCAGCACGGAGTGTGCCCCTCCCCCAGCGACTGTTGATCTGGTCCAGAACCTTCATCACCTTGTCGGTTTCCGATGGCTGCGCCACGGCGAAGAGATCGCCGGTGTACTCGCCTGGCTGGCACAGATTCAACAACAACACCTCGGCCTTACTGTATTTGAAACCCGGCCTGAAAACGCGGTCCAGCGCTTCCACAGCCATTTTCGTCATGAGCCTGACATCATTGGTTGGATACGGCAGCTCTACCAGGACACCGTTTGCATACTTGGCTTCCTCAGGGTTAAACATGCCCGTGCGAATGCTGACGCGGATTTTCTTACACAATGAGTTCTGAGCCCGTAGCTTTTCCGAGGCCCTCATCATGTAAGTGGCAACCGCCTCCTTGATAGGAGCCAATTCGGTTAGCCGCTTCCCAAACATCCGGCTACAGCAGATCTCCTGTTTCGGCGGATCTGGCTCGTCCAGTTCCAGGCACGGCGTGCCCGCCAACTCCCGGGCCGTCTTCTCGATCACGACACTGAAATTTTTGCGCAACGTCCACGGATCGGCCTTGGCCAGGTCCATAGCAGACTTGATTCCCATCCTATCCAGGTGGGCCTTCATCCGTCGCCCGATCCCCCACACCTCGGCGACATCAGTATTTCGCAACACCCAGTCCCGTTTAGCCGAATCAGTGATATCTACGACGCCTCCGGTGTGCGCTTGTAGACGCTTGGCAGTGTGGTTGGCCAACTTGGCGAGCGTCTTTGTAGGTGCGATCCCTACACCAACCGGAATGCCTGTACAGCGCAGCACCTGAGCCCGGATCTGGCGGCCGAACTGCTCAAGGCTATTGATTCCCGTGAGATCTGCGAAGGCTTCATCGATGCTATACACCTCGACTGTCGGCACCATTGATTCGATCAGCGACATCACCCGCTCGCTCATGTCGCCGTATAGGGCATAGTTTGAAGAGAACGCCACAATGCCTTGCTGCTTGAGCTTGTGCCTGATCTGAAAGTAAGGCTCGCCCATTTTTACGTGGGGCTTCGCGTCATAGCTGCGAGCGATCACGCACCCGTCATTGTTTGATAGAACAACGATAGGAACCCTGGCCAGGTCAGGGCGAAAGACACGTTCGCAGCTTGCATAAAAGCTGTTGCAGTCGATCAGCGCGAAGACAGGTACGGCCTTAAACATGACTGCGCACGCTACCAATGATCACTCCCCAGATCGACAGCTCGTCACCTTCCAGAATGTACCTTGGTGGGTACTTGGAGTTCTCAGACAGCAGAACGACATCCTTTCCTCGTATAGATAGCCGCTTACAGACCGGGTCATTGTTCAGGAGGGCCACAACGATGTGGCCATGCGCCGGCTCAATTGAGCGATCAACGACGGCCAGATCTCCATCGAAAATCCCCGCACCCTGCATGCTCTCCCCGGTGATCGACACCAGGTAAACGTGTGGCGCCCGAATGTTCAGGACTTCATCGAGAGAAATATGGGCTTCGATGTGATCTGCCGCCGGTGATGGAAACCCAGCGGGCACATGAAAGAGGCAGAGAGGCAGCTTTAGGCCGCCCTCCGCAATGGGGCCTTCGATTGTGAAACTCATGACGCACGACTTCCAGAACTGTACGAACATACAGTTAAATAGGCCAATTGGTTACCGTCAATTGCGACTCACTACATTCTGACAGACGGAATGCTATTACTCGGTTTCGTTCGATTTTTCGCTCGTAGCCCTTTTATAGCGAGCCCCCACTAAAACCTTGCCGCCTCTCGGATTGATCACATCCACTCCTCTGCTCACCAGACGCGGTGGCACAGGTGCAGATGCAAGCTCATGCAAGCCCACGGTTCTTCGCCCTGATTGATCACTGGCTGCCGCGCAATGTGCTGATGACGCTCAACACCATTCGCCCGGCGATCAATCTAGGGCTATGATGCCGCCTTAGCAAAGTCACCTAAACCACACTAATTTTCATCCTAACAAGAGTTATGAGTCGACATGACGTCGATGTAGCTTGAGTTGTTACAACCCTCAAGCACAACTAATTAAAGACAAATTAAAGCTGAGATAATCCAGCCAAACAAATAAGGACATTAAATGTTTTCAAACCGCATGAAACCAGAACATGTTTTCACTCCGCGCCTAGCAGAAGTAAACAAGGAAATGTACGTTTCTCGCCCCCATCTTGAAAAAGCATTGAAAACCGCTTTACGAGGAAATCTTCACCTCCTAATTCACGGCGAGAGTGGAACCGGGAAATCTTGGCTCTACAAACAAACATTTCAAAATAACGCCATAAACTTTGTAGTAGCAAACCTCGCAAACGCATCTCGACTGGGAAGTATTGCAGCCGAATTGAAAAATCTTGTCGACCGAGAAGGCGCTGCCGACAAACTATCATACTCAGAAACAAAAGCAGCAGGAGTTAGTGCTGGAGTTGCAAAGGCAGACATCAACCATACCGGGCAATATAAAATCGGCCAAATGGAACCTTTTGAAGCATGCCTTAAACATCTAAATGAGACCTCGCGCGGACAACCTTCAATACTAGTCTTTGATAACTTGGAAGCTGCATTCACGGACCCTCTCTTAAAAGAGCTTGCGGACCTACTGATACTTTGCGACGACGACCGATACTCTAAATACAAGGTTAAAATCCTAATAGTCGGTGTTCCAAGCGGTGTGAAAGAGTACTTTTATAAAACGCCACACCATGCCACAGTCGCTAACCGACTGGTAGAACTTCCAGAAGTAACTCGACTAGAACCACAAGAGTGCAACTCCTTGGTAAACAGAGGGTTTGCAGAAAAACTCAAATACAAAATCGACGACATCACCTCACTACTTCACCATGTAGGCTGGATCACCGACCGAGCACCACAGGTTGTGCACGAGTATTGTTTAGAGCTTGCATTTATAAGTGAAGAAACACATCACATTACGGAAATCGACATTAACCAAGCAGACGACGACTGGCTAAAAAAATCACAATACTTTGCTTACTCAGTTGTCGAATCTCACATGAATGAACGGGATACAAAAGCTGGACGACGAAACCAAACAATATTCGCTCTCTCACTTTGCGAAGGCGAGCAATTTAAAGCGAGCGAAGTGGAAGAACTACTTAGACAAGAGTTCCCAGAGTCAACTGGTGGAACCATCTTGAACATCCCACAAATTTTATCCCAGCTATCCAAAGGAGAAAGACCACTTATTCGCCGCTCTCCTAAAGGTGATGCTTTTGCTTTCACTGACCCGAGATACCGCATGGTACTTAGAGCCATGCTGAAGAAAAATGAAGAACGAGTTGAAAAACGTCCGATATCGAGATAATCATAAAACAACTTAGAGCACCGTAGCCTGGTTGAACGTTATCCAACCAGGCTAACTCTTTTCACCTTGTTGATACCTTCGTCACATAGTCCTGACAGGCGGCCAGTGCAATCAATCCTTGATCACCGTCTCCGGCGATGGCGACAATTCGTTGAGCAGCCGCTGGGTCAAGTTCGGCTCGCGCTCTTCCATGAACCACGCCGCAGGTGCCGGCGGTGGCTGACACCCCACCGCTACCTCCCGATGCGGTGGCGTTGAGTAGGACTGACAGCCGCAGGTCAGTAGTAGCAAGCCGATCACGCAAGCGAGCTTGGTTCGTTTGAGCATCACGCAGCTCCTTGTAATGGGTTTGGTCGTTCAACTGCAGGCGATCCTCAAGCGCCCTGCGGGCGTCCTGCTGGGTTTCCTGCCAGTTGATCACCGACGTGGCGGCCTGCTCGCGATCCGCGCTGTACGCCTCGGCCTGTTCGGCCAGGGCCTTGCCGTAGACGTTGGCCTGCCAAGTCCAGGCCAGCCAGCCGCCCAAGGCGAGCCCCAGCACCAGCGCCAAGGCTGGCAATAACCAGCCCGGGGCCTTCACGCCAGCACCTCCAATGCACGCTGATACAGCGCCTCGCGATCCGCCAGACCGTTGGTGCCGCCATTAATGCGCTTGGTGATGGCGAGGAAGTCGCCCTTATCGGCCAGGGTGTTCAGGCCCGCACGCTGCCAGAACCAACCCGCCGACAGCGCGGCATAGACCGGGGTTTCCAACAGCTCCGGGGTGTTGAGCAATCGAGCATCGCTGAACAGCGCTTCGCTACAGGCTTCATAGTTCGCCCGGCCCGTGACCTGAATCAGCCCCCTGCCCCGGTACTTCTGGCCGTCACCGTCCGCTTCGGGGGTGTTACCCAGGCGCTTGGCCAGGGTGCCGGTGTCGTACTTGCTCAGGTACTGATTGCTGCCCAGTTCGCGCACAAACAGGAGCTGGCCAGACTCGTGGCCGATCTGCGCGATGAACGCCGCCATGCGCAGGCGGGTGACGATGCCGTACTTGCTCATGGCGGCGTTGAGAGCAGGAACAAAAACGCCGGCTTTAGCGCCGGCGTTGGGGAGGATCTGCAGCAGTTGCTGCGCGGTAATCGTCATGCCTGATATCTCCAGTGATGATGAGGGTTAAAGCTGCTCGACCCTGAGCGGCTTGGTTTCTTTCTTTTTCTTGCCCTTGGCTTTTGCCTTACCCTTCTTGCCGCCGTTGCATTCGACCGTGGTGCTCCACCCGGACTGGGTAAACACCTGTTCGACCGAGTCCACCAGGTACTCGCCATCGAGGCCGACCTTGAAGCCTTGGGCATTGATCATGCGTTCAGCGAATAGATCGGTTCGGCCAGGCATCTCCAGGCGCACACCGGCGGTGCTGCGGTTGAATGCAGCCAGACGCGCCTTGGCGGCCTGTTCGGCTGCGGACTTGTTCGGATAGATATGGCGGTCGGTGTGCACCGGCGGTAGGCCGTCCGGGGAATCCTCGTTGCCCAGGTCAACGACCCGGAGCTTTCCGCTCTTCTTGTCCTGGTGCTTGGTCTGCACCGCTTTGCGGGTGGTTTTGTCCCCCAGGCGAAACTGATAGCGGCTCACATCGCGGCGGGTGATGGTGACGGTGCCAAGAGCTTTGCCGCTCGCGCTCTGCCCGGCCTGCCGAGGCAGCACCAGCAACTTGCCGTCGGCCACCTTGGCTGTGCAGTCGTACTGCTTGGCCAGGCGGGTGATGAAGTTGAAGTCGGATTCGTTGAGCTGGTCGACCCGGGGCACCTTGGTGGTCACCGTGCACACTGGCTGCCAGCCGTTGCGGGTTGCCACATCGCGCGCGATCTGCTGCAGCGGGACGTTTTCCCAGCTACCGCTGCGGGTGGTCTTGCCACTGCCGCGCATGTCGCTGGCCTTGCCCCGGATCTCGATAGAGTCGGGCGGCCCCGTCACCACGACCTCGTCTACCG